CTAGAATTAAACGCATATAGATGTGCGGCTGGAGTATGGACTATAGGTTATGGACATACAAAAGATGTAGAAAGAGGAGATGTTTGGACAGAAGCACAAGCTGATGACGCATTGAAACACGAACTAATAGAATTCGAAGGGTACATTAATGACCTAGTAGAATGTTCTTTAACACAAAATCAATTTGACGCCCTAGTCTCATGGGTGTACAACTTTGGACCAGCTAATCTACAAGCATCAACTCTTTTAAAGAAATTAAATGCAGAGGATTACGAAGATGTTCCTAGCCAATTAAAAAGGTGGAACAAAGCTGGAGGTAAAGTTTTAGAAGGTCTTATCAGAAGACGAGAAGCTGAAGCTTTATTATTTCAAGGAGCAATCTGGGAACATGTCTAAGCTAAAGACTATGCTCCTCAATTTTTGGGACAGCTTTTTAAAACTTTTCACAACTCGGTACAAGTTAATCGTCAGTTATAACTCTACCTACGGGGATGGAGATGACCAAGTATTTATAGTGAAGAAGTTCTTCTCTAAAAAAGATAAATACTTAAAATTTCAGACAACCGAAGGGGAGACTGTAGAGATAAGAGGTGCGGAAGGTTTAAATTACAGGATACAAGAACTATGAATCAATTTTTTATAGCCATTATATTAGTCCTATCACTAGGTAGTTGGTATCTCTGGAGTGACAATCAGACACTCAGAGAGAACAATGCACAGTTAATGATAGCTGCGGCGACACAAGAAGAAACAATATCGCAGTTACAAAATGATATGGCACTACAAGGGCAGTCTCTTTTAGAGTTACAAACTAAAGGTCAGGAAATCCAACAAGAGATGGACAGATATTTAGATATTTTTAAGAGACACAATTTAACAAAGTTAGCGGCTGCAAAGCCAGGTCTGATAGAGACTAGAGTTAACAAAGCAACAAAGGAGGTATTTGATGGTATCGAAAAAGATAGTCGTGACATTGATGTTCTTGATGACGGGGTGCAGCTTGCTCCCGACACAGACATTAGAGGTTAGTGCTAAGCCAATCGAAAGAAACATAATCCAACCGATTATGCCTCGCGAAATAGATTTGAAAGAGCCATATTGGTATGTGGTTTCTTCCAAAAACCTTGACGAGTTTCTTACTCAAATTGAGAAAGACCAAGGTCAAGTAGTATTCTTAGCCATGTCAGTTCCAGATTATGAACTCATGTCTTACAATACTCAAGAGCTAAAAAGATATATAAACGAGCTCAAAGAAGTGGTCGTTTACTATCGTAAGGTGACCACTACAAACGGAGACTAATATGTTAGGATTCTTTGAATGGGTGACCGCATGGCTTGCTGTTATCCCAACAGTTGTGATGTGTGCATCTTTAATAAGCGCACTCACACCCACACCAATCGACGATGGTTGGATGAAAAAAGTTTACAAAATAGTAGACTGGTGTTCACTAAATGTGGGCAAAGCTAAGGATAAGTAAAATGTCGGATGCAGTCGATAATAGAAACGAAGTCAACATAGACCTCGAAAAATATATGTCATTGGTTGAGAAACTTGATGGCGCAGAAGACACAATTTCTGCACTAAAGACTGAAGCGGAGGCTGCGAGGAAACAACTTGCACCCCCAAAGAGAAAATTTATGGACTTATTTTTAGACGATAACGACATAAATGAGAAGTCTATTATAGGCTTTCTCTCGTTCTTCCTTATGTTTGTATTTGGAATGTGTGATTTAGTCACTGCGTTCTGGGGTATGGACTTAAAGGTTAGTGATACCATCTACACATCATTTGTAGTTGTAACACTAGGAGCATTTGGTATTTCTGAAGCAGGAAAAGCTTTCGGAAAATAATTATCTCAATAGTTGAGAGTCGAGCTTACTTTTAGTTCGACTCTTGCACCACTTGGAGAGAGTTAGTACCAATCTAACATCTAGCTTAAAATTAGTTAAGTAGTAAATAAATCAAAAATTTACTTGACACAAGGTTAAAAACGTAGTATAATATATATTACAAAAAGGGGAAAAGTAGTTGGAAACAGGAAAAAATAAATGATTGAGCTTCGGCCGATAAATAATCCTCCAACAACTTGACCGAGTGAGGCGTCACATAAAACACTGCCGGATGCTCTTTAGACATAGATGAGATTCACGTTAAATGTAAAAATGTCCGCTTTTGATAGTCGTTATGAGACATACCTTCCGCAGCAAGGAGAGAGTCATAACCGCATGAACCGATGCGTTAACAATTTGAGTGGATACTTCCAATAAGAATGTCCAACGCATGAGTGTACATAGTACGATTGCGAAGGACTCCAAAGTAGGGTGAGTAGCAATACTAACACGAAACGACGGCACTAAGCGAAGCAGCAACGAAGCAAAACAGTTCGGCACTGTGTTGACAGTATAAAATCGGTTTGTTTTACTGCATTAATGGACGTTACGAGCTTCGGCTTTACTAATGCAGAGGTAATTGTAAGCACAGGATATAGCCAAAATATCGGTGTAGAGTGAGGAAACCACGCTGTTCCTATCCCACGCCTCAACCGTTTCGGTAGCAGGAGTGTAGGGCAAGGACGAGGAGAAAACCAGACTACTCTGGCAGGGCGAACTAGATATTTATATCATAGCAACCCGCCTTGAAGTAGCAAACTCGGGCAAGGGAAAGGAGATGTTTCCCGCCGCAGACTGCGAGAGCGAGGTGTCTTCGGGCATTGGGGGCAGTAGGCAACTAATTAAGAAGTGCAGACTTGGAACACTATAAAAGCTAAGCATTGAGAAGAACGGCAGTCGCTCTGTCAACTACTGAATAGTAGATATCTCATGGTAGATAAGTGATGCGAAATGAGCAGTATACCACGATAGAAGTTCGTAATATCCATCACCGCTAGCTACACAGTGGACAGGTTCGTGAGTAATTCCAACACGACCACTTTAAAATAAACTTACGTTCGGAG